CCCGACGAGGAAGAAGAACGATAAGGTCTATTTCACCGAAGAAACTGAAAAGGCGATAATCGCATACAATAAATCTGACGATTTAGATGTAAGAGAACAAATATTTAGAAGTGAAATTCAAGGACCGCTTGATAAGCTAGCAGAAAATGTTATCAATCGGTTCAAATTTCCATATATGGAGGGTACCTTCGACGAAATCAAAACGCAGGTAGTCTCCTTTCTGGTTATCAATTTACATAAATTTACTGAAGATAAGGGTAAGGCGTTTTCATACTTTAGTGTAATTGCTAAGAACTACTTGATTTTACACAATAACAACTCCTATAAGGAAGAAAAGCGAGTACTGTACTTCTCGGACCAAACCGAAGATTCCTTCACATTAGAAGAAATGCTTATAGTAGAACCAGAGACACGGGATTCTACGGTGGACATGAAAGAATTCTTAAAATTGTTGGTAGAATACTGGGAATTTAATCTTGACAAGTTCTTTAAAAAAAAGAGAGACAAGGAAATTGCAGCAGCTATAGTTAAATTGATTGAACGAATTGACAATATTGATAATTTCAATAAAAAAGCCCTTTACCTTATGGTACGGGAAATGACCAACTACAAGACGGCTCATATTACAAAGGTCATCAACAAGATGCGTCCCCAAATACTGAAGATGCTTGGGGAATTTAGACGTAATGGACATTTATCAGACCCATCCCATTATTTCTCGTATAAAAAGTAAATCCTATCTATTTATAATATAGGATTTTAAGGAGTCTTTATGGATATTAATTCCGAACTGTATGATGGAAAGAGTCTAGCCGACATCTTTACGGAAATACACAAAAATACTGACAGTAAACGGGCTCAAATCAACTCGTTTATTATGAAAATGGTCCAACTCATCCGTACTCCAGAAGATGCGGCTGTGATTGGACCAATTGTGCAGGGATTCTTAGAAGTAAACGTCAAAAATGACGAACATTTGGTTCGTGTTGCACAAATTGCACAACGGATTGTATCGGTGAGCGTCAAATCAAATACGTCCATAGATGGGTTACTATCCGAATCGGAAAAAGAAGCATTATTGAAGGATATAACCACAGAAATCCAAGACCTCCAAGAAGATGTGAAAGACTTGGATGATGTTTTCTCTGAGAAGGCTTAATGTCGGGACTATATGGTGTAGTACCGATTGGATTGAATGTAAACCAGCTAGGTGCTGCTGCTAATCCACGACTATCGATAACACAACCTTCACCATATGTTAGTGCGCTTGTAGAGGATGTTATTGTAAACGAAGAACATCCAAATTACAATGACGAAGGGAGTAATTGTGGAGATATACGAGTTAGAGTTTTACCAAGAGACAGAAATGTAGTAGTTGAACAACTAAACTGGGCATCTCCAATTGATTCTAGTATTGAAGATTATCCACTAAAACATGAAACGGTAATAGTATATTCTGCGTTAGGACGATTATTCTACACCAGAAGAATTAATTCTACGAAAAAAGTAGGAGATTCCACTTGGCCTGGGTTAAGTTCTGTAATGGGGCCTCGAATTTCTGGAAAGCAGCAAAGTGAAGAAATGTTGTTAGCCGCAGAAGGTATAACCCCATATGAATTAAACAATGTAACTGGTAATCAAATAGTAACAAATATACCTAAACAAAATCCAAATGCTATAAGACTTCGTGCGTGTGAGGGAGATACCATAATATATGGTAGATATGGAAATACTATTCGTATGGGGTCAAACCTATTTACAGAAAATGAAGAAGAAAGTCAGTACCCAGAACCAAACATAATATTAACAGCCGGGGCCCATACACCAGCCGAAGTGTCCACCGAGCCACCGACTATCTATTCGACAATGTATGAAAACATTAATGCGGATAATAGTTGTATATGGATGGTGGCTAACCAAAATGTTAAGTTTGTACCAGCTACCGCAGGTAGTCCGTCGCATTTGGTGTCATCACCAACTGTAGAAAATATTGAATATACTGGAGCACAAATATTTATTAACTCTGATAGAGTAGTATTGAATAGTAAAGTCAATGAAATTGCTCTATTTTCTAGACAAGAAATCAACTTAAGTTCAATAAAATCAATAACATTGGACACCGAGAATTCCGTTACGATGACGGCAAATAATGCAATTACATTAGATGCTGCTGGGGATATTTTCATGCGTGGTGATACAATATCATTTAAAGCTAACAAAGATTTAGCGTACAAGACCTCAGGAAGCTACTCAATTATCGGACAAAAGATATTTATAGGTTCGCATGGTGACACAACACAACCAATGGTTTTGGGAACAAGATTGGCAGTATTCTTACAACAGTTAGTATCTACATTAAATGTAAATCTACAAACAGCGTTTACACCTTCTCCCGCAGGAGCGGTGTCGTTGGCAAATTTAACAACAGGTCTGACAGATTTACAAGTATCTTTAACAAATCCATTGACAGCTCCATTCAACAGTATAGACAACTTTACATCACTGAATAATACAGTATGACGAATATACCTCCAAATCTATTAAGTTCCGCAAACCAAGTTAGTCAAATTACAGGACAAGCTCAGTCTGTTATTTCGCAGGTACAGAGTATATCAGCTGGAGCACAAGCTAGATTATCACTGATAGAAAATGCAATTCCGGATAGTTTATTTACACTCCCTACGGGTTCAGTAAATATTCCAGATACACCGACGTTAGAGGAGATAGAATTAAAAGTTACAAATACGGTTGATTCTTTTGCGGAACGTATAGCCGAAGGAATTCCAGAAATACCGAACATAACATTTAGTGGATTACTTGGTACGGCATTAAATCAACTTCCACAAAAAATAGAATTACCTAATTTAGCAGAAATAAAAGAAGTCGTTTATAATAAGTTAAAAGCGTTACGACAAAAAAGACGAGCAGCAGCTGTTCAATCACAAATAGACATAGCAAGATTAGAACAAACACCGTTCACAGCAAGACAAAATGCAAAAAATGCTAAGAATCAACAGATACTTAACCAAGTAAGAGGATTGTATGGATAAAACATTATTGAAAGCTTATATTCGCACGATTGTGGAAGAAGAAGTTAAAAGACTTCTTCCAGAAATGTTAGCAGAAGCTGTGGCTGAAGTTAAGTCACTACAAGAAACTGCACAAAAACCAGCAACTTCTACCAAACCAAAGTTTTCAAGAGCCCAATTAGCTGAAATGATGGGATTGGAACGTCATGGTGATACCATAGTTGCTACTACTAAGAACATGGGGCCGGTGATGCCAAAAATTCCAGCAGGATATACCGAAGATAATCCTGCGGTTCAAGCTATCAATAAAGACTATTCTAAAATTATGAAAGCAATGAAGTTGGTCTAATTGGAGATTTAAATGGCTCAAAAGTATATTGGTGTCACCCTTCCACTTCAATTAGGCAATACGGGATATTTTGCTCAATCAATTTCTACATTTGAGCAAATTAAATCAAATTTTAAAAATTTGATGATGACCCGTAAAGGGGAAAGACTGATGCAACCAGAATTCGGAATAGATCTTCATAATATCGTGTTCAATCAAATAACTGAGGAAACACTGGATAATATGAAATTATCAGTATCGGCAGCGGTTGAACGATGGATGCCATTTTTAGAAGTTGTGAAAATAATAGCAAATTCCCCAACGGACAGTGATTATAATAAAGTTCTTTTAAAAGTAGATTATAGGTTTCGAAGTAATCCTAATATAACAGATTCTATAACGGTTCCTGTATAATAACTTGGAGTAATTAATGGCAACGAACCAACGATTGGTAATACAACCACGACCAAATGTTAAGCAGATAAATTATTCGGCTAAAACATTTGGTGACTTTAGACAAAATTTTATAGATTTTGCTAAAGCATATTTTCCTAATACATACTCCGACTTCAATGAGGCATCTCCTGGTATGATGTTTATTGAAATGGCATCATATCTTGGAGATGTGTTGTCGTTTTATATTGATAATTCGTTTAAAGAAAATCTGTTAGCATATACCGAACAAGAACAAAATATTATAACTATATCTCAATTTTTAGGATATAAGCCAAAGTTAATATCGCCAGCTACCGTATCGGCTAAGTTATACCAAATAGCACCAGCTGTCCTAAACGGTTCACAATATATACCTGACCCCTTATATCTCTTAAAAATAGGACGAGGATCTACATTCTCAACAAATTCCAGAGTCTCTGTGACATTTAGACTGTTGGATGATGTAGATTTTTCAGATATCACAGAAGCAAATTATGCAGTCAATCGGTCTGATGGAGTTAATCCTATAGACTTTTTAATTACGAAGGATGTCACACTAATAGCAGCAGAAGAAAAGACTACCACATTTACATTTGGGTCGGCCGAAAAGTTTTCTACTGTTACTTTGCCCGATGAAAGTATTATCGGAGTAGAAAGCATAACCGATTCTAGTGGAAACACTTGGTACGAAGTTGATTATCTTGCACAAGATGTTATTATGGATGATGTGCAAATTACACCAAATAATGAATCTGGTGTGGTTCCTCCTGCGGGACTAAGACTTAGAAAAGTTCCAAGGAGATTTATTACTAGAATTACTAGAGATTTGAGAACACAATTAGTATTTGGATCGGGGTTGGGTGACGATAATGTGGATATTACCTTGGATTCTAGACAGATAGCAAACGCCCAATATGGTACAAATATTAAAAACATTTTAGGGAATGTAGCGATTAATAATGTTAACTTCCTAAACAGTAATGCGTTCGGAGTAGCTCCCGCAAACACCACATTAACTGTAAACTATTTAATTGGTGGTGGAGTGAATACAAACACCCCATCAAATACTTTAGTTAATATTTCTAATTTGATTATCAAAAATGACACTACATCATATACTAGTGGACAATCTACGACATATGCAGCAGCATTACGTTCACTTACAATCAATAACACAGAACCAGCTGCAGGTGGTGGTGACGGAGAAACTACGGAAGAAATCAAACAAAATGCGTTAGGTTATTTCAACGCACAGAATCGTGTAGTAACAGCCGAAGATTACACAATTCGTTCATACTCGTTACCAAGTAAGTATGGTACGGTAGCAAAGGTATTTGCTTTACGAGATGAACAATTAAACAAAATTATGGCATTATCGGAATTGGAGTATGTAAACAATCCAGCACAACCAAATTCTGTGAATTTATACACGTTGGGGTACGATTCACACGGTAAACTTACGACATTAAATTCTATCGTAAAAAATAATTTAGCAAGATATCTCGAACAATATAGAATGTTAACAGATGATATTAATATTTTAGATGCATTTATTATAAACATTGGTGTCGAATTTGAAATCTCGGTATTTAAGGGATATAACATTAACGATGTCACTGCTAGAGTTATTGGCAGTATTCAAGATTACTTCGATATAAGTAAACGGAGTATAAATCAACCAATCATACTATCAGATTTAAATTATACGGTAGGTTCTATTGATGGCGTGAAAACAATAAAAAGTTTAAATATCATTAACAAGTATCAATTTAGAGATGGTTCTGAATATCAAAACTATAAATACAACATTGAGCAAGCTACACTGGACGATGTAATTTATCCAAGTTTAGATCCAAGTATTTTCGAACTAAAATATCCACAAAACGATATTATTGGAAGTGCCACACAATGAGAAAATTCATAATTCCTTCAAAAGACACAACCATCTACCAAGCATATCCAACAAATAATGCTGGATTAGATGAAATATTAGAAATTGGAAAGGTAGTAGATACGGCACTGGTAGATCCAAGTTATGTATCGGCGTCCGCCAGAAGTTTACTGTATTTTGATTTACCAACAACAGCAAGTGTACCAGCTACTGCAAATTATTTTCTTAGTTTAAAACTTGCTAATGCGTCAGATGTCCAAAGAAATCAAAAGTTGGTTGTATATCAAGTGTCTCGTTCGTGGGATGAGGGTAGTGGATATTTTTATCAAAACATTCAAAATGTAAATGATGGTGCAACGTGGAGACAATGTGCATTAAATACGTCTTGGAGTATGTCCGGTGCAGATATTCTAACATCATCAACTTCAGCAAGTATTACATTATCTGAATATCCTTTACAAGACATCAAGATAAACGTAACAAATATTATTAGTCCGATTGTAAGTCAATCACTACAAAATACATTTTATGGATTGGCTGTACAATTTCCAGCCACAGATGAAGTAAATCTATATAACCAAGGAAACATTAAAGTATTTTCTGCACAAACACACACCATACATCAACCAACATTAGAAATTGCATGGGATGATCAATCATTTTCAACGGGAAGTCTAACAGCAATACCATCTACAAATATAAAAATTGCAACAAGTAACTTACAAGAGTCCTATGCTAAAGGTGATATTGCAAAAGTTAATTTTGTAGTACGTGATCAATATCCCGTAAGGTCATTCGATAGTACACTACGATATAAAAACAAGTATTATTTACCAACTTCATCATATTATTCTATTGTTGACACGCAATCTAATACAACTATTGTTCCATTTGATAGTTATTCTAAGGTAAGTTGTGATAATAATGGTTCTTATATTGTACTAGATACGGCACCATTATACACTGGAAGATTCTATACACTAAAATTAAAGATTGATACGGGTTCGTATTCCAAGACTATACCAACAGACACATTATTTAAAATTGTATGAGTATAATACCACTAAATATTCCAAACCCAGATAGTGCTAGTGTGGCTAATAAGCAAACGATAGATATATCGTTTTCTGAAGTTGATGTTAGTGCGTCAATGGTCACTGGTTCAATCAAAGCAAATTACAATAACACAGGAATGATAATATTATCACCAAGATATGAAGAATTTCCAGTAACAGATGGTAGAGTATACTACACACCAACATATACAGAACGACCTAGTTATCAACAATGGTTAACTACCATTAATAAAACCTTTGTAGAGTTAAATTAATAAATGGCTAATCAAAATAATTTTCAAACCGATTTGTCTTTGTCGGAAGCGTCTAATACTAGATTTACAGTTTCACGTATAGTAGAAAATCTTTCAGATGACATACTTACCGCAGAACTTCCTACGGTATTTCCATCTGTACTTGATGATATTTCTGTAGAAATTAGTATCTATAGTTTGTTTGATAATGCGTTGGTCTACTATGGAGTTGCTCAAAACACCGATAAATTTACTCCAATATCAATAAACACGTTTACATACTCAGACAATACCATTCGTACATTACTGTATATTAATTTTGCCGAATTACCTAATTTTTTTCTACCAACCGGAAAGTATCAAGTAACATTTAATATTTTTTCTGGTGTTATTGGTTCATACGATAATAAAATATTACGAGTAACAAAAATATCTCCATCTAGACGAGAAGTTGAATTAGAAAATACAAAGCCAACATTACAAAATATAAGTAAGATAAAAAGTTATGTTGAACCTGCCATATCATCCGATTGGATATATGTCACCATTCAACAAATTTATAATCAAATTGGTGCAGACACGCAATATATACCAGCTAGTAATGTCGGGATGACTACAGCCAGTGTATTACTTACATTAGATCCCTCTTCATCATTAAGTACGTATAAATTTGATACAGATTCTATTGATGGAAAGCCGGGGGTGAATACTTTAACTAAACAAGTTTTAAATAAGGCATATTTAATTACAACCCAATCGTTGGTTCAAGATATTTCTAGAGGTACGTCTAGTTTTACTGCTAATCAACTATATGGATATGTTACAAAATCATTACGTACCGCTTATAATGAGTTACTTACAGATGAATCTACAAACCCAACTAAATACAGGTTCGATTTATTATGACAGATATTATAGATGTCAGAAGAGCATTTTCGTATTTACTTACAACAAGTAGTATCAACTATGTACGAAATTATAATTTTAATACAGCCACGGTAACAGACATACGACTACTAATGGATAATAGTAGTTCTGCTTATCCAATTACAGTTAATGTCAGCGCTTCAGTACCTTGGATTAGAATAAAAAATTTAGATAATACGGATATTACATTTCCGACAGGAAATATTGTAATACCTCCTTCTAGTTCTACTGTAGCATTAGTACAAGTGGATTTACCGCCTGAAATAGAAAATATAATCGACGCCGCGATATATCCAGATTTATATTTTAAAGTTGTAAGTGGTAGTAAGCCTATATCTCAGGGGATAACCCCGACACCTAATAGTATAGTAGTTAGTTCGAACATAGTAAGAGTGAACGTTGATGAACAATCCGAAAAAATAATAGCAGCTGTATATGATGCACTAGGTCAACTAGAGATTTCTCCATCTGTAACTTGGGAATCTGCCGATACGTCTATAGCAGCGATAGATGATAGAAAATCTGATGACAATACTCTGATTGATTTTATACCCGATACGGAAAGATATATTAGAGGAGTTTCTACAGGCGAAACTACGGTTACAGTCACTAGTGGCACTAGATTAACCACTATTCGAGTAGTGACAGGGCCGACTGGCGCAACTGGACCGACTGGCCCAACGGGACCAACTGGACCAACTGGACCAACTGGACCGACTGGCCCAGCCGGCCCAACGGGACCAACGTTGGTCCCGTAACGGGACCAACTGGGCCGGGACAGACTTTGCGTGAGACACAAATAGTTTCCTGAATTGATTCCGATACGGGTAACAACACTGATAGCGATGAGATACAAGACACAGAATAAAATATTTTAATGAGATTGATACATGGCACATAGAATATTCGTAAATGTAGGAAACGAATTTTATAGAGAAGTTACCGAGAACAGTAAGGGGCCCGCATACGGATTGGGTAACCCCTCAGATTTGGGTACAAATATTGGTAATAAATTAGGCAAACAATCGGGAGAATTGTTTTTCACAAGAGATGATTTATTAGATAAAAGAAGAAGATTTCAATTAGCATTAGAAAATTTAACCAATCCAACGATGTTCGTAGATGGATTGTTAGACCCTAAAGTAGTAGAAGCTACTATTAAACGATATCAAGACGATTTTAAAGCAGGAAATCCAGTAAACAATAAATTCTTCACAACAGCAGTTACCGGTACAGCAATTTCCGCTGGAGTAGTTACAACTGCACTTATTTGGGCATACGGAGGAGTATCTGCTGCTCTAGTTGGAGTGGGTGCTGGAGGATTGGCATTTTCCGGTGCGGCCATAACTGCGTTGGTAGCCTCTGGACCGATTGGTTGGTTGATACTAACTACGGCAGCTGCTGTTGCCTTTGTATTTGGAGATTGGGTAGGAAAGCATGCAGAGGCTAGAGCAGAAGACGATGCGCAACGTTGGACATTTAACAGAAGAGATTTTCCTACAATTAATGGTAATGTGTTTCCAAATGAGTATCGCCGTTCTATTAGAAGACTGTATGACGATAGAAGTGGGAGAACCAAAAATTTTGATGATAATGAAGGTATTGCAAGATTAACTAGAGAAATCATATCAGATATACTTTATACTAAAAACGGAACTTTGCAGCCTGGACATCCCGGTGGTGGAAAGTACGATACACAAGAAAATTTTTTTCCGTTTAGAAAAAATACCGCTGGACCAAATTTTACCTATATTGATGCTATTTTTTATATATCATCGTACATAAGTTTAATTGATGCAATTTTAAGTCTTAACGATCCAGGTTTATCAAGAAGTCCAGATTTTGAAGAAGTAACTTTTAGTACAAAAATTAATATTAGTTTAACAACCGCCAAAGTTAGACTATATAACGCATTGGTCGAAAACGCAGAACAAGTTATAGCAGAAAAGTTTTTAACGTTTTTAGATGATAAGAAAGAATATAAGACTTTACTTAATTTTGGAAATGATGTTCAATATTCTGCTGAATCATGGAGAATATCACCAAGTGCTACTTCATCTATTCAACTTAAATTATTCACACCAGTAAATGATAATGTTCAATTATATGACAGAGCGTTTATCAGTAGAGAAGTAGCAAAAACTGTCGTTGATAATATAGAATTCCAATTAAGTGAAGAAATAGACTTTTCTCCATCACTACGTCCAAGAAATACAGCGGTAGACAAATACATACCAAATAAGAAGTCCATAAATAGAGTAACGTTAAACTCATTAAATCTTACTGGATCGGTAGGTACTACTGCTGCAACTACCGGTGTACCTATATCTTACGAAGACACGGTGTTCCGTAAGTGGTATACATCTAATTTTAACTCATCCGAACTAAACATAAATTTTAGTGATTATACCAATTTTGTAAGCTTCGGTTCAGCAAAAAGTCGTATTGACACATTCGTAAGTAAATTAACGGAGATAGAAGATTTAACCCGTGGTATTACTGGAAATGTAGTGGGTGATGCATTAAAAGCACAAGAAAAAGAATCAATCATACGTGCGTTTGACACATACGAACAATATCTATACTACTCAACAGTATCAATATATTCAGCAAGTGCGTATTATACCGAAACTGGAATAGAATATAATCCAACTGGGTCATGGCCAAAATCGGGTAGTATCTTATTACCAGTAACTAGTTCTACTGCGATAGCATGGTATACTACACAAAGTGCTATAGCCGAACGGTTTGATGAAAATAATGAAAATAACTTAGTACGACATTTACCACTACACATTCAAGAAAATGAAGAATCAACAGATTTCCTAACATTCATAAAAATGTTTGGTCACGTAGTTGATAATCTGAAGGTATATGTAGACCAATTCCCAAATATCTATTCAACAAATCCAGACCCATTCGAAGAATTAACAATGGATCAGGTATATGAAGTTGCTACATCATTTGGGTTAACATTACCAAACGTATATTCACTAGAAACATTACAACAATATATTTCAGAAACATATGGTGGAAATGATGGACGGTCAACTGTAGCAGAAACATGGAAGCGGTTCCTCCATATGATGATGTATCTTTATAAAACAAAGGGGTCAAAGACTTCATTAGAAGCTGTGTTGGCTGGGTACGGTATACAAACGCCGGCATTACAGATTAAAGAAACATCATATCCATCTACGAATACGTTTATAACATCAGATGAGTTGACTTATGGATTACTATTTACTAGTGCATCTTCTAGTTATATTCAAATTCCAAATGTATCTCAATCATTTAATACACAAACATTAACTATTAGATTTTTACCAAATGTTAACAGCAGTTCATTGTTGTCCGGTGATGAAAAGTGGTCAGTAAATGTTGTTCGTCACCCAAGTGCATCAACGGTTTCTGTTGTAGAAGATTTTGGTAGAATTGAAATTATTAGTGGTTCAAATCGTGTAAAAGTAGCATCAAGTAGTTATTTTCCTTTATATAGTGAAGACTATACAACACTTGCGTTAAGAAGCCAATCTGCTGATTTCGTGGTTATGCAGTCCGATGGCAACCAATTACTGTACCAGTTCTCGGCGTCAAGTAATATACCAAATACGCTGTGGAACACAACAGAAAATATATACATCGGCGGAACTGGATCCATAAAAACTAATATAAATTTTGATGGGATAGTAGATGAAATCAGAGCTTGGAATGAAAATGTTACAAACAATAATATTATAAAACAAACATATGATCCTGGTGGTATGTATGGAAATTCATACATTTCGCCGGAAGAATATCTATATGTAAATTTGACGTTTAGTCAACCTTTATCGTCCATCACACAATCGGTGTATAACGAGACACCGTTAACCTTTGGATATACACCAACTAATATTAATCCAGATGAACAGTGGGGACAGGGTACAGTATGGGATACACCCAACGGAACAGGATGGCAGGGATTACTTACGAGAGTTCTTACATCTGACTTAACAACCACGTTGTCAAATAAAGTGTCCGTTGCTTTCCCAAGTGCATCGTCTTCTGGATCTACACAATATGCCGCAAAAATATCTACAAGACAGGCCGTATATTATGCAGCAGGTACACCATCATTTATATCTGTGATACCTGGTGAAACATATAAGATTTCTGGATATGCTTATGCCAGTGGTTCAACCTATAGAGGATATCTAAATGGTGAAGACGGGACAGCAGATTATCCAATAGGATATTTAGTTAGTCTGTTTAACACACCGAATTACGCTACACTTTCGTCACAAACAGTATTAACATCTGCTATTGGAACCAGTGGATGGAGATATTTTGAAACAGATATCACTATATCATCAAATAATCAAAATTATTTAAGTGTAGAACCATTTATAGATGGACCGTGGCCATATTTAGAAGATGAAAATGGAAACTCTATATACGGGGAACCAGTATGCCCAGAGGGTGATGCAAATTGTCCTGGTTTTGCTTGGTTCACAGGACTAGAAATTACACAAGTAAAAGATATACCTGCCGCTGTAACTATACCATCGGTAGGGTTTACCACATCATCGTACAGAAGAATATCCAGATCAGTTCGTCAATATACTCCAGTGATTGGTGCAACTGTATATTCTAACAATAAAGTAATTGTAGCAGACCCACCAGTATTTAATAGTAAATTCATTGATGCAAATGGAACAAAAGCATTAAGTCCGTTTGTTAGTATTAAATCATTACAACAAAAGGTATACCAAGGTGGATTAAATGTAATATCATTTGCAGTTTCTCCGATTGATTATATTAATCAAAATATAATAAGAACAATGGGAAATATTGAAGTAAATAACATGATTGGTACCCCACGGGAACTTAACAATGGAAAGTATAATGTACTAAATAAGTTCTTTAAGTATTACAAGACAAACTATAACAAAGTAGTTAATCCTAACGAATATATAGATTTTTATAAGAATTTAGCAGAAGCACCTGCTGAAATATCAAGAACATTAAATCCAGCAAAATCTAAGTTATTAACTGGTATCGTAATTGAATCACCATTTTTAAGTCGTACAAAGTTTAATCTTAATAAGTCAGTAGAAATTGGTGGAAGTAATACCAAAGCATTAAATAATTTCATTTCTGGGTCTGGGTCGGCACAAGACGTAGGGGTATTCTCTGCAGAAGTCACATATGATATGAAGCAAAATACTACCGTGCTTGCTGATATCACGCCATTGACAGGCTCTCTATCTGCTCCACCTACATCACCAAGTAGTTCGTATTTATATTTCGAAGGACCAGCAATTAACGCACAAGTTACGGCGTCTGTATCTGGTGGGTACCCACGATATGCGTTCGTCGATGAAATCATAAATACTCCAGAACAACCATTTTATGAAATCCCACCTCGGTCAGATTTATTAGAATACGGTACCACATCATATTTCCACAAAACAGACAGTGTATATCCATTCCAAGTTCTAACTCCATACAAGCAAAAGTTCTTAGCAATATTAGATATCAAACCTTTCTGGTCCATATCTCCTGTATATGGAAAAGTTACATTATTACCAACGGGGTCACTGTTAACAGTTCCTGGTAGAGATTCTGTAGAGTTTGGGTCACAAACATACTTGGCAGGAGCAACTGTCGATGGCTTCGTAAATAGTGCTACCGTGTTTTCTCTAATTGGTATTGATGGGGAAGCTGGATTACGTGTACGACTGTATAGAAATGCAACTTATAGAAGTGCCGATTCTGTAAGTAGACCATTAAATAGTCCACCAACGGGTGACCACGGGGTATTATTTGACGGATTATTGGAAGAGGTTTCTGATGTCATGCCATTTTTATTAATTCAAACTGAAAATGCAACTACTTATTTTAGAATAACTAACACAACCGGTAACGATATTACCACAAATATACGATTAAACTATTTTGCATATGAAGTAGAACCCTTGATTCCGCAAGGATACTTACCAAGACATTATCGATTTACTAGAGATAATACAACTCCATTAAAGAGAAGAAATTACACAGGATGTAAGGCTTCTGTTGGAGATAATATCACCGACCCACTGGGCCGTGTTGGAAATAGTAATCCATTTTATACGATTATTAGTGAGTATAATTCTATTGATGTTATGAATAAGCCTACAAATACGGGTACTACACAACCACCGTCTAACGGTCGCGTCCAACCGAGACTTAAGACTTAGACTCAGATGACATGTAATTTGGATTTAAACGTAAATACTTTATACTTATATTAGTAGGACAACCATCAGGAGATAAAGAATTATGGGATATTTAGATAGATCCACAATTACCGTGGACGCAATTTTGACCAACCGCGGTCGGGAATTATTGGCACAAGGAACTGGTCCAGGTGAATTTCAAATTACTAAATTTGCATTATCAGACGATGAAGTAGATTATCGTCTATATAATACTGCCCATCCACTTGGGTCAAACTACTATGGGTCTATTATTGAAAATATGCCTGTATTGGAAGCTACTCCTGATGATGCCCAACTCATGAGATATAAGTTAGTCACCGTGGGAAGGACAGCCGCGGCTGGTCCTGGTGGTTCTTACATTGTTCCACTTATCCTCAGTGGGTTAACAGGTACTACTCAAAACATATACCAAACCCCAGCAGCAAATTCTTCTACACAACCAACTTTTATTGAAGTTGACCCACGAACATCGTATGGGGCGACCAACGGTAGTAAAGAAACTGGAAAATATACATTAATCGTAGGGGACAGTTCATTGGTTAGTATGACATTAAATACCGTATATGGTACTGATAGTGTCAGAGTAAGTTCCCGCGGGTCGATTGTAGCAAAGGGTAACAAGTTTAAGATTGAAAGAAATACGACTACCGGAAAGACTGGAACCACTACGGTAACTGTGTACGGTAATGATTCGGGTGCAACATTCTCATTCACCCTTATAATTAATTAAAATTAACACGAATAAGGATACCATATTATGACAGCACCCTACTCAGTCTTTAGTACATTTGACGAAACCAGAGATATTGTTAAATTACCTGGTAATGAAGTAACTACTGGAATCTGGACAGGAGATACTGGTAGTTTATTCGAAATTTATACATCCAGTGCACAAATTGGAGTGTCTGGTGAATTTTACTATGATTTATACAATGCAAATCCAAACACCGGCGGAAGTGATACCGCTGAAGTACAATTTGCGGTGGCATACGGACACGTTAGCGGTGCAGGTTCACCTACATTAGCAACATTAAATACTTCAAATTTACCAACACAAGTTATCTACGCTCAGTACAGAAACTTATTGTTAGGAAACAGCTCTGCTGTATTTCAATTTGGACCAACAACCGCACTAACAGCATCAAATGATATTTACGTAATTAACTTCCAACGTGCAAGAATGCGTCAAGCAGTTGATCCAGGTAACTGGCAACTATCATTATCTGGTTCACGTGGTATTCAAACATTTATTGACAATAGTGGATTAACCAACGCAACTGATGGTAACCTTAGTGTAAATAATTCATATGATGTGTTGTCCGGCTCATTAACAGCAGGTACTGTTGGTTCTACATACTTCGGTAAAGTATTCCCAGATTTTGGAATTATAGTATTGAATCCATCACTTATCAGTTCGTCTGTCGGATTAGGATCCAAGGTAAATAATGCAAGGACATCCACTGCATATCCATTTGGAGCATTCACTGGTAGTGTTACTGCTTACCAATATCAACACGAAGGATTGGTTCGTTCAATTTCTGCATCACTAGCAGCAGGGTCACCATTTATCGCTCGTTCAGCAGAAGCTATCACTTCTGTAAATTACTTTGTTCGAGTATTTAATCAAAATTTCAATAACACTAACAATCCAACCATTTTGAGTGGTTCAAGTCAAGTACCATTAGAAGCATTCAGAACAAAGCCAGTAACATACATTACAACGGTAGGTTTATACAATGACCAAAATGAATTACTCGCTGTGGGTAAGTTAAGTAGACCATTACAAAAGAGTGCAGATAAAGAAGCTACTATACGTGTTCGATTAGACTACTAATCTTAAGTCAACCGGATATGTGTTATGACTGTTAATAACGTTCCAGTTACTGCGTATAAGAGTATAGCAGCAAATGATTATAGAATAACCAAGTATCCTGTATACGCATCTCATACGTACACATATGCATCTGGTTCGACTAATAATTCTGTTGATGTTCAAATATTATACGGAATAAAATATACTGGTAGTGCTGCGTTACGGGAAACTAATACACAAAATGAATTGTATGATTCTGTAAGCCAATCATTTTACTCTCCACTACCAGCTTCATTATATGGTATATCACCATCTAAGTATTTGCCGTCACATTCGTTATATGTTGTTAGTATAACACAGGATATTTTTGGTGAAGAAATACGGCCATCTACGTTTACACTAACATTTAATGGTAGTTCTTCGTATGATGATGGAAACGGTAATTTGTATATTTCTCAATCTAACATTGGTTATTGCATAGGTAATGTCTTTTATGATCAAGGAATTGCTGTACTACAAGCACGACCAGGCGCATCGTCAGAAATATCAAGTAATGGTCTATGGATATCTGGGTCATCACCGGTACAAGTCCAGTTTACTTCGTCGGTTAAGCTATATGAACATTTACTTAGAGTACAAATAGACCCGGCTGAATTTACAATCTCTCCATACAATCCAAGTGTTTCATCGGCATCATTTACTGGTTCATCTGTCCCTATGATAGATTATATGGTTTCAAAAAGTATGGGAATAAACGAAAATTCTGCATCATTCGCACCATATGTAACTTCAATTGGTTTCTATAATAGTGAAAATGATTTATTGGCTGTAGCAAAAATATCTATGCCAATAAAAAGAACATTTGATACTACACAAACGTTCGTCGTGAAATTTGACATCTAGTGGTGGAGAACTAATATGAGTTTAGAATCGTTATACAATAGTGCAGCAGCAAATACCTATGTGGGTACTGTTCGTACCAAGCAAGCTGCTGATGTTGGAGCAGGTCGTTCCATCGTAAATTACATGGACGGGGAAGCTCGTGGAAGAGAACAACAACCAGATGAATTCCAAAAAGAATTCACTAGAAACGCTACAGGAGCATTCAAGACCGGTGGGGCACAAGGTATAGCTAGAAATGCCGGAACTACACTAACTCGTTGGACTGCAAAAGCGTGTGAATTAGCTTTTGGAGGAAAAGGACCAGCATCACTAATTTCTGGGTTCTATAACAATCGATTCACAAACAATAATACAATTCATTTGTATACTCCAGGAAACTCAAACGGATTTACAAACGTAAATGCTTCAGCAGAATTACGTAAAAACAGTTCTCCATCAGGAGCACCATCAGGTCTATAATAAAATAAAGAGGTTACTATGAAGCCACGTTCGGCTAAAAACAAAGGTAAACGGTTACAAAATTCAGTACGAGATATGATATTAGAAAACTTCAAACAACTGGAACCCGATGATGTGGTTTCAACGTTGATGGGTGATAGTGGGACCGATATTAAATTGTCACCTGCGGCGCGGAGGGTGTTTCCCTACTCTCCAGAGTGCAAGAACCAAGAAAAGATGAATATCTGGTCATCTCTGGAACAAGCAGAAGGTAATACGAAAGAAGGAACGACTCCCGTTTTGTTCTTTAAGAGAAACAATACACCAGTGTACGCGGTTATTCCCGCAGAACACTTCTTTCAATTGGTAAATAAAAAAACCGTTGAATAAAAAAGAAAACTTGACAATTTGCAGAAGAGGGGTTAGATTTCATTATTATGAATCTAATCTCTCTTTTGTCGCAAATATTAGGTGATTATAAAGAACACGGGAAAGGTGAACACTATTTCACCTGCCCTTTCTGTCATAACCATAAGAAGAAGTTTGCGATAAATGTAATTAAGAACGCATTTCATTGTTGGCATTGTGGAGCAAAAGGTCGTTCTTTAATAACACTATTTAAGAGACTTGATGTATCTCCGTCACAACTGAAAGAACTGCGGTCACTTCTATCAGATGACCAAATACGAAATTATGTAGAAGAAGAAACAATTACCGATTTATATCTTCCACCTGGATACAAGCCATTATGGAAGCAATCAAATAGTATTCATTATTTAAATGCGTTACGGTATCTGAAAAACAGAGGAATCACGGGATATGATATTATCCGTTATCAAATGGGGTATACGATTGATGGTCCTTACGCTAATCGGATTATTATTCCTTCATATGACCAGAATAACAAGCTAAACTATTTCATCGCCCGTAGTTTCTATGACGATGGAATGAAATATAAGAATCCACCAGTATCGAAGAATGTGGTGATGTTCGAGAATCAAATCAACTGGAAGATGCCGTTGGTGTTGTGTGAAGGTGTGTTCGATGCCATCGCCATTCGCAGAAACGCCGTACCCATCTTGGGTAAATTTGTACCCAAAAAGTTATTAAAGATGATGATTAAGAACAAGGTCAAAGATGTGTATATTGCACTGGACGATGATGCAATTACGGAAGCACGAGAAATAGAACATTCGTTATCAAATCATGGAATGAATGTTAAGTTAGTAAACCTTGACAAGAAAGACCCATCGGAGTTAGGTTTCAAAGATACGTGGGAATGTATCGAACAAGCAGAACGTAGTACATTTAAAGACTATATTGGTGGAAGGTTACAAAATATATGAAGATTACTGTTCCATTTACAAAGTTACGAACTATCGCACATTGCGCAGATATTCACATTAGACTGTTTAAACGTCACGACGAATATCGGGAAGCATTCAATACATTTTACGAACAACTCCACCAGACAGATTTGACTGATGGAGTGATTGTCGTTGCAGGTGATATTCTTCACGCAAAGACCGATATGAGTCCAGAGATGGTGGAACTGGCGTCAGAGTTCCTCCGTACGCTTGCTGATATCGCTCCTACGTTTATCATCGCTGGTAACCATGATCTTAACCTGTCCAATATGAACCGATTGGATAGTCTGACCCCAATCATCAGAAACCTCAATCATTCCAATCTCCACTATCTCAAACACTCCGACATCTATCAAATTGCGGACGTAGACTTCGCAGTATTCTCAATATTAGATGACCGTGAACAATGGCCCGAGGTTCAAAACTGTCGGAAGAATGCACGAAAGATTGCGATGTACCACGGTCCAGTACATGGCGCACAAACCGATGTCAAGTATGTCATCACCAACCGTCACGTAGACGTTACTACGTTTGAAGGGTATGATGTCGTACTACTTGGTGACATTCACAAGTATCAAGTGCTTCAAGAGAGTAACCCAATTATCGTATACTCTTCATCACTTATCCAGCAGAACCACGGTGAATCAGTCACGGGTCACGGATGGTGCTTGTGGAATGTTGAAGACTGCACACACATATTCAAGGAACTTCCGAACGCATATGGATATTACACATTGGAGTTGGTCGAGGGTAAGATTAACTTCCCAACCGATATGCCGAAGAATGTACGGCTTAGGTTGTTTACGGGGAACGCTGATACCTCACTCGTAAAGAAAACGACGGCAGCATTACGAAAACGGTATAATGTTATCGAATTGAGTATCAACAAGAATCGATTCAATACGTCTAGTCCGTCATATCGGAAGGGAACGCATCTTACTACGGATGTTACAAACCTCAATACACAGAACTCGCTCATTCAAGATTGGATTGAACGAAACCATGAAACAACTGACGATGAGTTGATGAAGAAGATTATTGCGGTCAACACGAAGTTGAACGCACAAGTCAACCACGACGACCATTCACGGAACATTCACTGGCGTCCGTTGAAGTTTACGTTTTCTAATATGTTTTCATATGGGGAAGGTAACGAAATTAACTTTGAACATATGCAAGGATTACATGGTGTGTTTGCACCAAATGCATCTGGAAAGAGTTCGTCAATGGACGCTCTTATCTTCTGCTTGTACGATAAGACCCCACGGGCATTCCGTGGTGACCATATTATGAACAACCGGAAAGACACATTTGAGTGTGAATTAAAGTTTGAAATTGACCAAGCCATCTATTTCATTCGTAGAGCTGGTACACGGAAAAAGACTGGAGATGTTAAGGTAGATGTATCCTTTTGGAAGGAAAACGAAGATGGTACTCATACATCATTAAATGGCGAAGACCGTCGTGATACTAATGCTAACATTCGTAACTATGTTGGTAGTTACGAAGATTTCGTATTGACCGCATTAAGTAGCCAAACGGCAAACGCATTGTTTATTGATAAGTCGCATTCGGAAAGAAAAGACCTACTCATCCAGTTTATGGGGTTGAACGTATTTGATAAACTGTTCGATACCGCAAACGAAGAGTGTAAGGAAATCTCTGGTGCATTAAAAAAGTTCAAGAAGGTTGACTTTGACCAAGTAATTGCGGATACCCAGACAAAATTGGAAGATAATAAGGTTCAGCATGAACGTGTTGAAACAATGATTACTGACCTCAAAGAAAAACGTGATATGTTGGATGAAAAGTTAAAGGAATGGCAGAACAAAAAACTTCCAGTACCAAATATTACATTAGATATGGATGTGTTAGTAACCACTCTATCTAAGTCGGTTGACCAACTGTTAGAATACTCAGAAGGTAAAGTAGACGCTGAAAAGAGATTAGAGGCTATCAATACCAGTATCAAAAACCGTACGAAAGAAATATTAGATGCAAACCTTCCAGAACTTCGTAACTCCGTTGAAGAATACGATAAACTATCTGCTTTATTCAATAAGGGTAGTACTGCATTAAAACTGACCACCTCAAAGGTCACCGAAAAGGAAAAGTTCAAGACCAAATTGGAAAGTTATAAGTACAATCCAGAATGTAATGTCTGCGTAGAAAATAATAAGTCAATAATTGAAGATATGGAATCTGTTACTCACGAATTGATTGACCTGTGGGAACTACAAACCAAACAAGAAGATGCGGTGATTGAAATCAAACAACAGATGGAACCGTTGGTTGATAAGGTCAATCTGTACGCACACTATGAGAAGTTACAAAGTGAAATTCAACAACTCCAAAAGAGAGGAAGTGGAGTAGAACTGGAAATCCAAAAGTTTATTACCAACATTGAAAAGTGTGACCGCCAACGGGAACAGACTGAAAAGGATATTGAATTATTCAAGACGAATGAAGACAATATCAAACATAATAAAGACATCGATATGCACATCAGTCACGTTGAGTATGATATTAATGTGAACAAAAAGATGATGGATAAGCTGGAAAAGGAACTTCGTGAATTGCATGGAGAAATCAAGGTACTGGAAGCCACAAAGGCTGATATCCTCAATCAAATTAAGGAAGCCGAGGAACTCGAAGATACTTACGAAGCTTACAAGTATTATATGGAAGCGGTCGGTCGCGACGGGGTACCGTACGAATTAATGTCCCGTGCGATTCCCGCCATCGAATCCGAAATAAATAATATTTTAACACAGATTGCTGAATTCACTATTTCGCTTGAAGTGGACGGAAAGAACATTCTTGGGAAGCTTAATTACGACCACGAACGCATCTGGCCATTGGAAAACTCATCTGGCATGGAACGATTCATCAGTAGTTTGGCTATTCGAGTGGCCTTATTGAATGCCTCAAACCTTCCAAAGTCCAACTTTATGATTATCGATGAAGGGTTGGGAACGCTTGACGCAGAAAACCTGACTGCAATGCACACGATGTTCAGTATCCTAAAGGCGCAATTTGATTTCTTAGTAGTTATCAGTCACTTGGATGTTGCACGGGATATGGTGGACAAGGTAATTGAAATCAAGCGTGAGGACGGATTCTCGTATATTAACGTGTAACTCAACTATTTATATTGAGTTAGACTCCAGACGAGAGCGTATGCCAAAGACCAAAAAACAACTATTTCCTAAGAATTTATTAGACTATGAAGTTTTAATAGAAGATACGTCTGCTAATTCTGAATATTTTCAAATCACCGGATTACCTCAAATATTTACTGGTGGTAGAAATTCATTTTTAATAGATGGTTCTTCATTTTTGCTTGATGGTTCACAACTTCAAATAGAAATGTTAGATATTAATGGGAATACCATTTATCATAATGCTGTAAAAAATTATGTAGAAGGTACGTCCATCTTAATTTCTGTGTTTGTGTATAACGATACGTCAAATGGTTTTGGTAAAATAGTTATTATGGGTAAGGCTAACTCAACCGTAAATGGAGAACCAATACCGCAAGAATGGCAAGATATATACAACGTTCGTTGGACTAAACAAATAATGATTGAACCATTATTACGTAGTCGTTCACCCATAAAGTTTTTAAATCAACCTATAGTAAGTACTGAAGAAAAAAGATATTATACTGTAGCGACATCCTCATTCACTACATCAAGTATACCGTTTACTGCAAGTTTAAGTCCGATACTAAACTCAGCTGAACAAGTTGGATATCTTGTAACAGCTCAATCACCAACATCATTCTCTGCTGATTATTTCGGTGCATATATCACGGGGTCTATTATAGTAGATGGTATTAGTGGTAGCGTAGAATTACTAATAGATGACTTACTCGATACCAGTTCTATTTTTTCTAAAAAATCAATCATCACATTAAACGATGGTCGTATCATAGAAAATATTTTATTAAGAAGTGGTAGTTATACAACGACAGTATTTAATAATGCAACTAGTCAAGTAACATCTTCTACATTATTAAAATATGAAAAATTAAATATTACCAACAGCAATATTCCAGTCTCATATGCTAAACTGCGTGTTACAGATATAAACACGGTTAGTGGTGAAATATTTAAAGTAAAAGCATACAGTAAGGTATCCACCAATATATCAGAATATAAATTAATTGCTGATGTACCAATAGTAACTGAAAATCTCATAGTTACTGAATCCATTCGTGGTGAACTGTCGTCTGGAGATTTTTATGTATCTCCGACGGCTTCTCAAAACTGGTATTCTAATATATTAACATCCTCAACCAATTTAACATATCCCATCTCGGGTACAGCTGCGTATTATAATTCTGGTATAGGTGGACAATTCTCAGTAAGTGTTGGGGACACACCATTGATGAGTTCAATGTTTGCTTCGGTCCCAACAAACAATAATAGATTTTCTGGTTCCGTATCTTCCAGTGGATATTTTATAGGAACAATACGACCTGTTAGAGTATTCAGCACAACAGAATATACATTGGAACTAGATGCAGTGTATAAAAAACAATCAGGATCGGTAGATCTTACTGGTAACACTCCTTTGGTCAATATTTATATTATAGGTTCTGGTAGTACACCTGTTATAAGTGATGACCCACTGGGTCAATTGATTGGAACACTTGCTGTAGAAAGTGGAGCAGAGACTAGAAGATTTGAATCAGTACAGTTCAACTTTTATCCAAACGTAACAGTTTCAGCCAATGTTGGATTAAGATTTCAAATTCAAAATGGATTCTGGAATTTCTCAAATATTTCATTAAAACCAGCGTCTGATATATTATTTGCTCCAGACGAGGCTCAATTTTTAATACCAAACACTGAACATTTTAACTCTATATTGGAATACAAAATTGAATTTTTTGATATAAATAATAATTCACCGGATGTAGTTGCTATATCAACACCAACGTTCTTTACTGGGTCTAACATAGACTTGGGTACATTACCATGAAATCATCAGTAGATATTCTTTTTGAACAATTACAAGTAATTCAAGCAGAAATAAAAGAGTTTAATCATAGACTTTCTGCCTTGGATGAAAAGAAACGTAAAGAGTGTACCATATATCCTACGGACTCTAGAAACCAAATTCGTAAAAAGTGTAAACAAGCATATATTTATGGTGTTAATTACGCTCCAATATGGAATCGATACGTTCAACAAGAACCTACCACAATAGATAAAAACAC